GGTGATGAGACACAGGTGGTGCTGCTGCAGCGATGCAGAACCGATCAACCAATCGGGTCTCAGGCAATAACGTATTTACTTACTGTAGTAATGCCCGTTATTTGTTGGTACACAGGAATCCAACCTCCCTCTTATTTTCTAGGAGTAGTATGAAACTAAATCCAGATCGTATAGAAAGAAAAACTTTCGTACAAGAGAAAAAAAATCCTAAGCATACTAATGTATGGGAATGGGATGAATGTAGAGAACTTAGAGAGTTTATTGATAAACAATTAAGATCATGAAAAAGGATAAACCACGGAAATATGCCAAGGATAGAATGGAATATTTTCGTGAGTTTCATCGAGTGATTGCACCTGTAGTCGTGCTAAAAGTTGACGGTAAAGAAGAAAAAGATAAATGAAAGTCTTTGCTCTTATAAGTATTATGACACTGCTTTAAATATGAAAGATCAAAACTCAATTGATGGACATGAGACAGATGATATAAAATGGGATAGAGCAAAATCTTTATTCTTAGAATCTCTCATGAAACCAGATCATGATCTTCGAGGTTGTGCTCATAACCAAGGATGTTATGATGAGTTAATGCAAATTCGTGATTCAGTAATTGACTTATGCAGCCGTATGTTAAACCCGAAAACGACTACCAATGGAAACAATTAAACAAGCAGATATGGATGCTAATCCAGAAAAATATCTAGACAGATGTGAAAAAGGAGAAATGTTTTTAATTGAGAAACCTGATGGCAGATTAGTTGCCATGGTACATGAAGATCAATTTAAAGATGTTGAAGCGGGAAATATTTCCGATGATTACATGGACATGATGACACATACTGATATTTAATGAATCACTTTACACAATGCTTTGTTGGCAAATTTGATAATAGAAAGCAGGCTTATTCAAGACCAGCTGAGTTTGCACATATAATAATAGAACATAAGAACCTCGGTATGGGGTTCTTTTCTTGTGTTCAGACATATGTTCATGATATGGACAATCCATATAAGAAATATAAAATTAAAGTAGAACAACAAAATAATTTTCTTATCGCTAAAAGTTTTACATGGGATTTAGAGTATAAACAAAATTGTGATATACAGTTTTATCAAGATGATATTGATCGTTGGTATGGTAAAAGCACAGGACAAGGATGTCTTGTAAATGTAAATGGTACATATGCGTATCAATTATGTGACATTCGTATGACTAAGGATACATATTGGATTATAGATTTAGGCCTCAATGTTAACGATAAGACTGATATAATCTGGGGAAGTAGGTTTGGTCATATGAAATTTGATAGAGTAATTGAGTAATTTTACTCATGTGTTGATATCCGTATGTAAAGAAACTTGACAAAACTTAAACTTTTATATATAATTATGTAACATAACTTAATAAAACAAGTTTTATGACTACGACAACTGAATCAGGCGGACGCCAAAATATGTTCCCTGCCGAAACTCGTCCTTACATAGATGAGTCTGTCTCATACGATGGATACCCTCAGAATGCTGAGAAGGTAAATGGTCGTTGGGCAATGGTTGGTTTCGTTGCACTATTAGGTGCTTACATAACCACAGGTCAAATCATTCCAGGCATCTTTTAATGGATTACTGGAAGAACGCTGAGTTAGTAAATGGACGCTTAGCAATGCTCGGTCTAGTGATCGGCACAATTAATTATGGTCTATTCGGATGGATAGCACCAGGCCTATTTTAAAATAAAGGTCTTTACACCACTCGCAATGCGAGTCACTTTTAACCCTCAATCTAAAAAGGAGAAATCAAATGACACCAGAAGCAGAAAAGTTTAATGGCTGGATGGCCATGTTGGGATTCGTTGCAGCAGTTGGCGCTTATGCAACTACAGGTCAAATCATTCCAGGCATATTCTAATGACAGACAAAGAATCAAAAAAAGTTGCAGAGCAACTAAATGGTAGACTAGCAATGCTAGGTATCATAGCAGGTATCGGAGCATACCTTACAACAGGTCAAATTATCCCAGGCTTCGTATAATGAAAAACAGAGATATTTTCGAGCAAGCAATCGGTAGACCCGCTATGATGGGATTCGTTCTATTATGCGGCATTTACTTAGTTACAGGTCAACTCATTCCAGGCTATGTGTAATGACTAGAAATCCTGTACCTCTTAAAGTTGTACCATATATCTTTATGGTAGCAGCTAGTTTAAGTACACTCTCAGGTGTACTAGTTTAAATGGGAGATTTATCTGTAGTAAATGATATATCACCCTTTCACGCAATACTATGGTGCTTCTATCCTGTAGGAGCCCTAGTATTTCTTGAACTATTCCTCAGAGCAATTAGAGGAGATGACGATGACGATGATCCAGAAGGCGGAGTAATGTCTCCAGTTTATCAAGGTGCCTAGATAGTATAAAACCTATGGAATATTCATCAGCATTTTCTTATGATCCTTGGTTTGACGATAAAATAAATCCTTTAGATCTTATGAATATAGAAGAAGAAAAAATAGATACGGCACCTTGCTCTATTGAACCTCAAGAAGAAGAGGAAATTACTATACATGAAAAGATGTATAGAATCGCTACATCAAAATATAATCCTTTTGCAGTTGGTGGATCAGAAAACATACACGATCTTGACAAAAAGTAATTATACCTATATAATATAGTAAGTAATTTTACCTATCTAATGTATCAAACAATTTTTATTTGCGTTTTAGTAATATACACTTTGAATCCAGCTCTATCAGGTCTTGCATTTGCCTAGATAGTCCTATACAATTAACAATTTAATACTATGATAGAAGAATTTGATGAGCATATCAATGATCTTTATGAAGATATGGAACGACTCAATGCTCTTTATGAGGAGTTATGTTGGGATCACACTGTACGCTTAGAATTTTCTATTGACTCAAATGAACATGATGGGGCGTTTATAAAAATTAAACCTAAACATTAAATAGATCTTAAGAAATTACATATTCTATAGATAGTATGTTATAATTTCAACACATAAGAGAGGACTATGATTAACTTAGATGAGAGATATCATTCATACTTAGAAGGCATTAAAAATTTTCGCTTGGACGGCGTAGAAGAAAAAGTAAAGTCCTATGGATGGGATTGTGACGGCAGTAATATCGTGGGATACTACGTCACCACTGAGAATTATAAGTTCTGTTTCGATTTAAATGAGCGCTATTATAAGAAAGTGCCACTTGCAAAATTGGTACACTTGACAAAAAAGTAAAAGTCTGATACTATAAATACTATCAACTGGCACATGTGCCAGTTTACAACTAAATGTAAAGGACTCGAAAGATCGTAACCCTTTGCGTATGCAAACAGTATCCCATGTCGGGGATGCTATCATCCGCAAGAGGGATTTTTTCTTGCGAGTAAACAATAAACTATTATGTTAAAATCAACAATCGCTGCAGTAGCAGCATCTCCATTCGTATTCGCTGGTGCAGCCTTTGCTGGTCCATACGTTAATTTGGAAGCAAGTGGATCATATCCTGACGGTGCATATTCATCTGGTGGTCTTGAAGCAGTAGTAGGATACGAAGGCGAAACACCTAACGGAATCGGTTGGTACGTTTCTGGTGGCCCAACTGTAACTCATACAGAGTCAACAGATGACTTCGGTGACGTTGAGTTAATCGGATACCTTGGTGGATCTTACGATAAGTTCTACGGAGAAATCTCTGGAGTAACTGCTGAAGACGATATCGATTGGTCTGCAAAGGCTGGTGTTAAGTTCACATTCTGAAATCATATTTCATTCTAAATATGATTGAGACCCTTCGTGCGGTCTCTACAATCGGAACTACCCAAGACCTCTACATAGTAGGGGTCTTTTTTTATGCTAAGATTTAAACATGAGTGACGTAGAATTTAAAAAACATAGAGTCTTTAGAGAGACATCCGATGTTATTTTTTATGACATATCAGTAGAGGAATCAAATGCATCTGACCTTGTAGTGCATACAGGGCCTGCTATATCACCACCAGACGATGCTGTTGGTGCTAAACAGTTTTATATACATGAGTTTCAAGATGATTATAATAGAGTTGTACAAGGGGAGAGAACTTTTGAACTTGTAAACTTTACATGGAAGTATCCCTATCATATCGTGCATCTTAATCGTGCGAGTGGTGCCTTAGTCATACCTAAGAAAACTTTTCATAGATCTATATCAGGAGAGAGTGGTTCAATTGTAATTAATCAAGCAAAAAGATATAAAGGATTTAAGGCATCAGAGGAGTTTATACCTGTATCATGTGCAGAGAATCATGCGTTGTATAAGATACTAATGAATGAGAAGCCAGTTGTTCATACACTAGGTGAATGATTAATAAAGTAATATTAGTCCTTATATTGACGTTTATTTTTATTGAAGGACTTCACGTTCGGTATCATCAGAAACAAAATTGTAACAGTACCGTTACAACTAACACATAAAAACAGGTATTTTTACCTGTTTTTTTTATGTTTTGATATCCTAATGTAAAGTTTCTTGACAAAACTTTATATTTACTATATAATTATGTTACAGTTCTTTACAAAGCACAATGACAGTTACTACTGAATCAGGTGGAAGACAAAACGCTTTCCCTAATGAAACACGTCCTTACATAGATGAATCAGCATCTTATGATGGATATCCACAGAATGCAGAAAAGGTTAATGGTCGTTGGGCTATGATCGGTTTCGTTGCACTCCTTGGTGCTTATGCAACC